CTACTCAAGGGGCAGTTTTTTTTATTGATTGGGGAAAAAGAGGTGGAACAAAAGGCACTGGACACGTCGGTTTTACAAATTACGTCGAGGGCAGTAAAATTAATACGATTGAGGGAAATTTTGGCGACTCTGTAAATTTTGGCTGGAGAAGTCTGGATCAAATTGATGCTTTTATCCACGTGGAAACTCTGGGAGGAGAAAAAACAATCGGCTCTTTCAATCTGGCAAGTGTTGGCAATGGTGTAAAGGTTGCAACTGCTTTGGTTGGTGGTTATTTAGTTTGGAATCAATTTTTAAAAGGTAAATTTTAAGGTAAAATTATGGATGCAAAAACATTATTAGGACTTGGTGCAATTGGAGGAGCAGTCTATCTGGCAACAAGTAAAAAAGCTCAAGCAAAAGTGAAAAAAACTACTGGATTGAGTAGTAAAGTAATAAGAGTACGTGGAAATGGCGATAAGTTAAGAAAGATAAAATTAAAAATACACGCTAAAGAAAATTATATTACTCCAATACCAAAAAAATGGATTAAAAAGTTAGAAAAAGAAGAAGTTAGCATAAGAGTAAAAAATCCATTACAAAAAATAGTGAATCAATTTTGGCATAAAAATAATTTTGAAAAATTATTAAATGAACTTCCAGATAGAACTCCAGAGGAAAGAAGTACTATTGTAAGACTTAATCGTAAAGATAAACTTTATAATTGGTTAAATAGCAATGGTTATTATTTAGAAGCAGTCGATAGCAAAGGACGAAATTTTGGTAAATTTGATGACTTTATGTGGAAAAAAGATCAAATACTTTTTGGAAGTAAAAAAGAAAAAATGGAAAGATTAAGAGAACAAAATAAGGGCAAAAAATATATGCAAGATTTGACAACTGGTAGAAGATTTATAGGTTAAAAATTGAACTTCAACACACTCATAGGATTTTTAACATTGATCATTATAGTATTTTTGATGTCTGCTTATGGTGGCTATCAATATGCTAAAATGACTACTGGTGTGGAATATATTGAAGATATAGACACTTTAATATTGCCAATAATAGTTCCAAACGACACTATCCACGAGTACCACTCAACTACCAAAATTGTTAGTGAAAATTTTGAGGATAGTACTAAAATAAATTTGTTGGTAGATAGTATTTCAGGGCTTTATGCTAAATTAGAGAGCTTGAAAGTCAAGCAAATTGCTATTCTTGACACTATTTTTCCAAAGTCAAAAGACACTCTTTATCTGGAATTTAACAAAGTTACTGATGTATTCTCCCCTATTTATTTGAGAAGATCTGTTTATGAAATACCAATTGAACAAAAAATTCTTTATATTCCTTGCGACAAACATCATCACTCATTTTGGGTAGATATTGGAATTGGAACTGGATCTTTTGGATTAGGTTATTTGATTGGAAATATAAAATAAAGCCCTCGATTGAGGGCTTTTCTTTTTAAGAGAAAGGAAAATTAATAATACCAACTTTTATATTCAGGTTTTCCCTCCCATTTGTGAAAGTGATAATAACTTTCTGGCTGACTTAAATATCCATCTTTATTTACAATGTGTTTATATTCTTTCCCATCCACAATAAAAGCATCTTTTTTTGGCATAACTTCACACGCCATTCCATTACTATTTCCACTGCCTTCCACCATCTCTTGACTGATTTGTTTTGTCTTAATTGTTCTTTTTGTTATTCCAACGACTTGATAAAAACTTACATTTGTCTGCTCATAACCCCAACTATTGACAATAATATCTCCAATTTCGTAAAAATCACTTGCATTTACATTTTTGTTTTCCAGAGCTATTCTTTGTTTTCTCTCTTGTCTGTCTTTTATTCTATCTTTCATCTCTTTTTCTGTTTTCTTTGCGTAATCAAGAGCTTTCTCATAATTATTAAATCCATAATTATACAATATCTTGTAAGGTCTAAATCTTGCTTTTGGTGTCAATTGTCTGACTTCAACTGCATTAGTAAATCTTTTGTGGTTTATTAGTTCTTTTATATGTATTTCATATTTATCAAAGACTAATATATCTTTTGTGATTGGTTGTTGGTACATTTTGTTTTCCTCTCTTTTTAAAAATGATTACAATATTTTTTTTAATTAAATAACTTCTTCTATTTTCAATCTGGCAATATAATTTTTTAAGTTTTTATGAGTATTTTTACTTTCTTTTATAAATTCATCTGCTTTTCCAACTGCTTCCCAGTCTGGTAATTGCCTTATCATTATATTTTCATTTAGCCACTTATCTACATCTTTATTAAATCTTTCAATTTTCAAAATTGCTTCTTCATAAGTCCTAAACACTAACCACTCATCATCTCTCATTCTAAAAACTTCTTTAACTCCAGCACAAAAAGCACCGAAATAATAACTTGCTAATCTTTTTTGTGTGGTGGGATTGATTATTACATAATATGTGTTTTGCATTTTGTTTTCCTCTCTTTTTAAAAATGATTACATAGTTAATACTCTTATAAACTAAAAAAGTTTCAGTAATAGTAAAAATATTTTAGTATTTTATTAATTTTTTTTAGTGATTTTTAGTAAGTTCATATTTGGAGGGTATTTACATATAATAAAAAAACCTTGCTAAATCTCACGACTTGACAAGGTTAATCTCAATTAATTTTTGAGGATATAAATTTATTACTACAAAGCTATGAAATTTTTTTTATAAAAACAAAATAATATTTTGTATTACTGATATTTTTTTAGTATTTTTGGCTTAACTATGCAAACACAACAACTAAATAAAGTTATAAAAGATAAATCAATTCCTACGCCTATGGATCATAGGTATAGGAAATGGTTGTTTATGTTGCCTTATGATGATCCATTTGTAATGTCTGTTTCTGGAGAAGCATTTGCTGGAAAATCCTCGTTTTTATTGAGGTTTATGTCAAGACTTTGTGGCAAAAATTCCAGAAATAAGCAAGGAGATAGATGTTTATATCTGAATATTGAAGAGCCACTCCGACGTGGCAAGACTATTCAACAAAAATGTCGTACAATGAGATTATCTCCAGTTAGTTTGCAGTATATTGATATTATTGATGATGTTGGTGCTGATTTTTATTCTGAATTAACTAAAATTTTGGAACAAGGCAATTATAAATATGTTGTAATTGATTCAGTTTCAATGATAGCTGGTGCTTCCACAAATAAACATAAAGAAATGTGGGATTACATTCAATCACGTCCAGAGAGCTTTATTGTGGTTTTACACTATACCAAGTCTAAAAAAGGGAAAATGCAAGGTCCGACAATGTGGGAGCATAATCCAGATATTGTTGTTTGGTTAGCAAATGATGGTACTCGATCGGTAGCTTCATTCAAAAAAAATAGATATTTGGGAGATAAGCCCAGATTAGCTTTTGATACTTATAAGGAGGAGGTTGTAAGTGTATTTTGATAATTGCAAAACTGCCGAAGAAGTGGAAAAATTGGCAAAAGAATTAAAAGTCGCTAATCATCCAGATAAATTTTCTGATCCAGTTGAGAAAGAAATCCAAGAGGAAATTTTTAAAGAAATTGAAATTGAGAAAGATAAAAAATATAAAGAATTAGCCGAAAAAGAGAAGTTATCTTTTGAAAAATCACTAAAAAAGCCACTTGATTGGACTGAAATTAAAAAAAATATGTCGCCTGAAATGAAAGAATCTGGTAAAAAAATTGTTACAGAAACAATAAATTTAGCTGGTGGAATTTTATCTAACATTATTAATAAAAATATTTGGAAATGAAATGAATTTAGATCATATCTTTGAAGATAATAAATTTTTAAAATACTCAAAATTAGAGCCAATTACGAGGCGAGAGAAAGTTTTTTTTGAATTAGGGTATTTTAATGGATATGTTGATTGTGGCGATGCTGATGCAGTCCTACCATATCCAGAAAATAGTATTGATGAAGAAGTTTGGAATATTCGCAGAAAATATTTTCAAGATAATGTTGAGGACTGATTATGCCAATATTTGAATATAAATGTAAAAAATGCTCAAGAAAAGAGGAAATTTTGCAAAAGAAAAAGCAAATTTTTGATTGTGAGTGTGGTGGAAAAATGTTACCGATTGTTTCTTGCTCCAATCCAGTCTTCAAAGGATTTGGATTTTATAAAACTGATTATAAATAAAAGCCCTCATTCGAGGGCTTTTATTAATTCTTCTTTTGGTAGCGTGTTTCCATATTTAGCTTCTAATTCTTTTAATATTTTTTCAGCAATTGATCTTTGAAAGCAATCTGTAAATTTTACTTTTAAAAGTGGAAAATGTTTTTTTAGTTCAAATAACATTGCATTGTTCCCAATCGTTTTAAGCATTGATGGATAATCTTCTATTAAATAGTCTATCGGAATATAAAAACCTAATATTTTGCTATGGCTTGTTACAGCATAAGGGACATTTTTTAGTGAATTTAATTTTGCTCTAAATTCACGATTATTTATTGACTTAATCTCCATTTCCCTGCACCTTGGTTACTTGTGGTGGTCGTCCTGAAAAGTCAAGTTCTGGCTTTTCCTTTGTTAATTCTTTTAGCCAGTTATTTAATAACATCTTGTCATTAGAGTTTAGTAAATCTTTTCTTAAAAAAGTTCTTGGGATTGTTACATAGTCATATTTTGTGCCTCCTCTTACTTCGGCTACGATTCTAACAAAGTATTCAAACTCGCCTTTATAAGCATAAACATTTATTGCTACTGCTATCATAGGATTTTCTTGCATTAAATTAAATACAAATGGTTTTATCTCATCTAAATAAAATGATTTAATATGTTTTATATCTGCTTCTCCTATTCCTGCATTAAACACAAAATTAAATAATTCAACTTTTTTGTCTAAATTATTAAATTTCCAAAATCTTTCCACTTCTTTAAAATTTGGAGAAAGCGATTTGCTATTGTAATGATTAGCAACGTCTTGCCAATCTGATTCTTTCGGAATGGATTGAGAACAATCGCAACTACTATCAAAATAAACTTTATTAGTAGTGTGGTTAAAATTATATCCAATTGGTGCTGAACAAATCGAGCAATCTCTTATATTCCAAAACAAAATGTTATGTTCGATTGCTTGAGCTTCCATTTCGTCTGGTGTTTTTATATCTCTCATTTTTTATCCTGATTTGGTTTAAAATTGTGCCTCATTCGAGGGCTTTTATTCTTTAGTGATATAACCTTGTTTTAAAAAATATTTAATAATATATTCATTCAAATCTTTTCCATTTTCGATTGCATCTGCAACATCGCTTAAAAAATTATAATTTATCGGTGGCATACCTAATGACATTAATATCATTCTTTGACTTTTTTTATAGACTGGTTTGAATAATGCTTTTGGATCACTAATTATTTTAAATGGTTGTATCTTTGAATCTTTAAATATATCATAATAAAATTCATATAAATAGTTGTTATTTTTTTTCTTTAGTAATTTACTTCTCAAGATTTCCCTTGTATGTAAATCATAATGTTCATCTTTAATTTCAGAAACTTTTATTATCATAAATTTATAATATAATTTTTTATTCATTTCAATCAACATAACTGATAAAGCAGTTGTTGTCCGATGTGGCTCTGGTATTTTTTTCCAAAATGGGATTATTTCTTGCAATTTAATCTCGTGTTCAGAATATCCAGAGCTTATAAGTTCGTGTAATATTATATTCATACTTACGCATTGTTTATTCATTAATTTTTTGTTTGTAAAAATCTACAAAATTGATGCAGTTCTCTTTTCTTGTCTTATAATTATAAATATGCTCTAACATAGCCAGACCTTGCTCATACGTCGCACACTTATAATAATTTGCACGTCCGTAATTTTTACATTTGTGGAGCATATTTGAATGGTCGTAGTCTGGATGAACAAAAATTCCTTTAATTAGTGCCAATATTTCAGATCGTGTCGTAAGTGATTTAAGTCCTAAATTTTTTATAATTTCTTCATATTTGTGGTAGTTTAGATAAAATGTGTCTTCATTAAATACCAAATCTCCAGTCCTGACGATAGATGGAATGGAGCTTCGAGATATTTTTGGATTAGAAAATAATATTAATATCTGATGTTGCAATCCAGTCATTTGCATAGCATCTGATAAAAGAATATAATCTCTTATCCCCTTATTTGCATAGTGGTTGATATAATCTGGAGCAGTCCAAGATTTTTGATATTTATTTATGTTGATCATATCTTTATCGTCCATATCAACAATAATATATGCAAAAGGTAAATTTAAAAATTTACAAGCCATAAATCTATGTTGTCCATCTCTTATCCTCATTTTTTTATCTACAAATGCAGGATTTGGAATATAGTGTTTCTCCATTGACGAAATTAACTTTTTTAAATGAGTGTTGTTAATTTCTCTATTTGTTTTCAAAATACTAAATTGATCGTAGTCTTTAGTATATTGAATTTCGTGTTTTATGATATTCATAATTCCCCTCTAAAAATTTATAAATTTTTTATATGTCCACCTTATTCAAATTATTATAGATCATATACAATTGAATAGCGTTTAAGCCCTTTATTTCGCCAAATTCATTAATTAGCACTTGACAATATTTACTATGTTGGTGCTGATCGGCTTGAGTGTCATCACTTAATATTGCCACTCTTTCGACAATTAACTCGTCCAGCTCTCTTTGTAGCTGATCTGGTGTTTTATCTGATTTCTTATGTAAAGTCATAAAATTTTAACTCTTTTGATATTGGAATAACATCTGATTCTTCAAATATTTCTCTCCATCCATCTAACATTGGGATTATTCTTTCAAAGTTTGAGTAATAAATCTCAAATTCTTCTTCGAAGGGCTTTGTTACTTTTTGCAATTCTTCCAAGAAATAATCTATTACAATAAAGTTTTCAATTTCTTCTGGAGCATAAATATAGATTATATCTTTTGTTTCATAAAACATATTATCAAAGAAGCAAAACAAAAAGATTGGAGGCATAATTTCCAAACTCGTACCATCTTTTAGTATTGTTTTGATGTCTGCATTTAATTTATTGATTAATTCTCTTTTATCCATTTTACCACCTTTGAATAGGGCAAGACTGCTCTGCCCATTTAGTTTTTAAAGATATTTTACAGCCACACAATCGACACTTATTTCTGAAAAGCAAGTGGAATTGATTGTGTTCGCAATTTTCACAAATTTTTAGTCTGTTTTGTCGAGTAGCGTCGTCCACTTGTTTAGCTCCTGCTTCAATATGCTTTACCAGAGCTTTGGAAAAGGATTTGATCACTTCCAACCTCCATCATCCGAAGTTCTCAAGCTATGGATATATTCAAAGTTTTTGTCAAATTCTTTATAGTCTTTTTTGTAAAGTTTGTATGCTTCGGCAACTGGAGTATTTTCATCACAAATTTTTATCCAGAATGTTGAAGTAGCTTTGTATTTACCCTTTTCTTGTGAATACCACTCATAAAAATCTTCTTTTGTGATTCGTGGCTTCGGCTTTAATATTTTTTTTAGTATGAAATTAATCATTTTTCCACCTTTACAAATTTTCGTCCTGACTGGACTGCATTGATAAAATTTTGAATATTGTAATATCTAATCTCGTAAGGTTTGCCTAATTCTGTGTGTTTCTTGCCCTCCACTTCGATTTCTTGCTCTACTCGAACAAAATCCCCAAGTTGCACAATAAAAATTGATTCTACGCCAAGCAAATCGCTATTTTGATTGTTCTTCATATTTTCCTTTGTAAAAATGTAGCATTTTTTCTAAAAATTCCATTCTTTTTTGAGCTTTATAATTTACGATAATTTGGAATATCATTATTGCAATTATAATTAATAATAATATTGTCATTCTTGCTCCTCTAATTTTGTTTGATTCATATTAAATTCTTGAGTAAAATACGGCTCTGGATTGTTTTGGAGTTTATCAGTAAAATAGGTTTGATAAAGATTTGCCAGAGCCGAATCTGGATATAATTTAATAAATAATTCAAGAGATTTTTTGAGATTTAAGTTATATTTTAGATCAAAATTTTTAGTCATATAGACAATTGTACTCCAATTTTTCTTAAAAATATTTGCAATTGCTACTTTAGTGTAACCTCTATAAAATAGATCCATATAGATAATTTTACGACAATTTATAATTAGCTCTTTTCTGCTGATAGATCTTAATTTGTCATAATCAATCCCACTTAACTCAAGAAATCTTTTATATCTTTTCAGTACCTCTATATCTGTTTTTTCTATTTCTTTGACTTTTTTTCGGTAATCTGGGATCAATATTTCAGTTAATTTCTTAATATTCATATTAATATTAATATCAATAACTTTGATCCTATTGGCTAATATTTGATTGTAAGTAAGCAATTAGTTTATCCAACAATAGATTTAACACAAGCTACAATAAAAATACTTGCACCAATTCCAAATAGAAATATAATTCCACCAACTAAAATTTCAAGTTTCTTTTTCATTCTTCATCTCCTTTGATTTCCAAGTCATCTGGAGGAGTATTATCCCCTCCTTGACTTGTTTTATCCTCATCTGGATTCTGGGGGGAAGCCAGTTCAGATATTTTTATATTTAATTTTTCAATTTGATTTTCAAGCTCTTTAATCTTTTGATCTCTGGCTATAATATCCTGATGTAATTTTTTTTTATTGTGAGTTATGGCATTGTTGTAAGTAACAGAATATACATAATCATTAAAGTTAGTATTTGGAAATTTTTGATAAAAAGCTAATTCCAATGTTTTAAAATCATTTCTATTTAATTTTTTTGTTGTATCTCCATTCAATTTGTTATCCAGCCACCTTTCAGATCTACCAATTAATTTAGAATATTGTCTATAATTCCATCCAATTGACTTTATAATTTCTGGTATAGTGGTGTGGTAGTCCAGATTTTCGGTAATAAACTTGTTTATTTTGTTCTTTTCAGTCATTATTTAGTTAAAAGTTAGTTGATGAAAGTTGATTGAAAGTTTTTAAAAGTATTTTGATAGTTGTTAATATGCAAATTTACTAAAAAAGTTTCATTATAGCAAATTTTTTTTATGGTTTTTATGAATTTTTTTTATTAAAATTCGGATTCTTCATTGTCATCTTCAAAATGGCTTGTGTTTGTTTCTTGGATCGAATGATTAAATGTGTCTAATTTTGTAAGATTATGAGTTTTTGGATTTGAATATAAAAATTCTGATCCAGTTCCATCTCCATTTCTGTTTTTTGCTAAAATTATTTCAGTAATATTGTGAGAACTTAATCTGTTCCTATTAATTTCAATTTCTTTTTCCCCATAATATTCTGGTCTATGTATAAAAATAACCGAATCAGCATCTTCTTCAAATGCTCCTGACTGCTTTAAATTACTTAAATCTGGTTTTTTACCTGCTTGTTTGGTAGTTTCTCTGTTTAATTGTAGTAATTCAATAATTGAAATATTATATTCGAGGGCTATTTGCTTTGTAAAATTTGAAATAAAAGTCATTTCAATTGTTTTACTCTCCATTGACCTTTCAACTTTCATCAATCCCACGTGATCAATTACTATATATCTTAAATTAAATTTCTTGATTAATTCTTTTATTCGAGATTTTAATTTTTCAGGAGTAAGTGATGGTATCATTTCCACGTGATATGTATTTTTCAAGTCGTGAATTGTTCCTAAAAAATCAAATACTTTTTTTTCTTCGTCTAAAGTTAATTCACCCTCTTTCAATTGCCTTGTGTTTATTCCAGTATGGATTTGAATATGTCTAAACATTGATTGTTCAGGTGTCATTTCGAGAGTAAAATATGCTCCAACGTGTGATTCTTTTATACTCCATTTGTAAGTTAATATTTTTGCCAAATGAGATTTTCCCATCGAGGGTCGTCCTGCCACAATAACAACATCTCCCCTTTCAATTCCACCAAGTCTTTTGTCTGTTTCAGCCCAGCCAGTATATAACCGATCATTGTTTTTATTGTCCATTCTTTTCAAAATTTCATCATAAATTATTTTAGCAAGTTCAGTACCATAATAAGATTTTGATGTTTTAAATTCAATTGAATTTTCAAGATCGTGGATGGTTTGATAAATTGTTGATGTGATTTCTTCGTTGCTTTCAATGTCTTTATATAGTTTGTAAGCAATTGAAATACCTTGCCTTTGCATATATTTTTCAATTAAGATTACGCAATGGACTTGGAAATGAGCAGTTGCTGGAATTTCTTTGTTGATTTGAGCTAAATATTTCAATGGTACTTCATTTTCCAACTTATCTTTTTTTATATATTCATAAACAGAAACTAAATCAATATCAATATTCAATGAAAACATTTTTGTAAATATTTCAAAAATTATTTTATGTTTAGAGTTGTAAAAATGATCTGAAGTAATGCCTAATTCGGTAATTTTCATAAAAGTATCTTGTTTCCACAATATCGCTACAATTACTATCTTTTCTGATTCAGGTGCGTTTGGTAAAGGTTTATTTCCTAATTTCATTTTCTACCCTTTAAATATTGATCTGTAAATTTATTTAAGACTGTGTAAAGTTTACCCACTTTATATCCAGTTTCCATTTTATCATCTAATTCAGAGGCAATCTGGACTAAAGTATATTTATCCACTCTATTTAAAAGTATATTTTCTTGTTCTTCTGATATTGGAGTTAATTTTTTTAAATGAATTGACTTTTCTTTGATCCATCTTTGAAAAAAAGAATTGTGAGTGAGTGTGTCAGGCGAAAGATTTTTCGCCACACTCTCCTTTCCTTTACTTTCCTTTCCTTTCCTTTCCTTTCCTTTATCAAAAATGCCCGACTTTTCGCCATCTATGTCGGGCAGAGTGTTAAATTTGTCGGACGAAGTGTAGTTTATTAAATCTTTAAAAGTCATAGTTGCCAACTTATCCACGTTAATTTCTAATGACTTATAAAGAATAATGCAATTTGTTTTATCAAAACTATAAATATATACTTTTAACCTATCTCTTGTAATAAACTCATAGATTTCAGCAAAGTTTATTAATAAATATTCATTTATCAATTCAATTTTAATTCTGGATTTCCCAGCATCAAGAAATATTTTCTGAATAGATTTGCTTGTAAGAATATTATATTTTTCAAATAGCTCTTTATTAAAAAGTCCAACTTCAATACATTTTTCAACAATTTTTTTTATTTCATCCACTTCAATATGGTAAGTGTCAGAAATTGAATAAATATTTTCTTTAGTAAATTCTAAAAAATATCCATTATCATAAATTTCAGTTAAAATCTGTAAATATCTTTGTGGAGCTATCTCATTAATTTCTTTTCGGAGAGTAATTATTTTTGAGTCTTTCCAAAATTTCATTGATAATGGAAAGTAAAGAAGTCCAGCAGTATTATAAGCCACGTGATCCCCCAGAATATTTTGATTAAATTTTATATATTTTGTCAGCAGGAACTAAATAATTAAATTTAGTTTTAACATCATTAAAGTCAAGCATAGTAATTTTAGCACATAAGTCATTATAAACTTTTTTATAGCCCTTTAATATATATCTATAAGGTTTTACTAAATTGTTATTATCAACTTCCCTACATTCAATTGTAACTGATACAATTGTGCCTATCTTAAATCTTTTAATTTTATCCATATTTAATTTAAGCTAATATTTGGTTTAACATTTAATTTTTGAGCATATTCTAAAATGTCAATTAATCTTGTCAATCGGTTTATTTGTAAGTCTATGTTTTTATCGGTAGGTCTGGCAAGTCGATCTTGTCTTAATTTTACAATTAAATTTTTATATTGACTTATGTAATCTTTAAAATCGTAATCTAAAAGCAAAAGTTCAAAAGATCCAATCGTTTGATTAATAAGTGTTTGGAGAATTTGGTTGTTATCCATTAATTTTTCCTCTCTGGTTGGTTAATTAATAATTTTTCTAATTCAATTATAATTTTAGTATAATTTTCTAAAAATTTCAGTCCTGCAACTGCAATGATTTCAGATGTTAAAATATTTTTATATTTAATTTTCATTAATTTAATGGTTTGAAGATGTTTGTAATTCTTAAATCATTAAAATTATTTGGAAAATCAATATGAAATAGTTGATCTGCAAATTCGGATATTGACTTTCTGGAGATTTTAACTCCTTTGGTAGAGTTTACTGCTTTTAAAACTCCATACTTAATCAAATCAATAATTTTAGGTTTATCAATCCTTAATATTTGACTTGCCTCCTCAATAGTAACTATTTCACTTGTTTTTAGTTTAAATTTTCTATCCTGATTGGCTAAATATCTTAATGCTTCTTTCTCAAAGTTTTGATTTTCCATAACATTTGACTATTTTTGTGAAATAAATATGTAATTCTTTAGTATTATAAAGAGTAAGTGTTAATATTTTTTATAATACTCAGATTATTTTACTGCAAAACTATGAAAAAGTTTCAATATATCAAAATAAATTTTCAACAATTTTTAGTGATTAAAATGAAAAACAAAAACTACATAAAGGCAAACTCTTATTTTTTAAATAATTTAGATGAGTTGCTCCATATAAAAATGGAGTAAAATTTATTTTTAAATAAAAATGCACTAAAAACGCACCACTTTTTTTCAACACTTACACCTCACAACACTTCATAATACTTTTAACTATATTGAAGCAATTTACCCACGATTGTTTGCAAACATAATATTTTCAATGAACTAACTGAAAAATAATAAGTTATTTTTAGTACACACAAAAGGATTTGAACACCAAACTTTCTGATCCGTAGTTGTTGGATTTTTCTTTGTAAATGTAGTATATTTGTACATTGTTGTTTTACAATGCACCAAAAATGCACCAATGAAAAAACTTCACGAAAAAAAAATCATCACAATTCAAGCAATTCAATTACTCTGGGAAAGAAATCCAGACTCTTCTCTTTATCAAATATCAAAATTAATCTATTCGACTGCAAGATCTAAAAATATAAAACTTGGATTCTCCTGCAAAAATTTCAAATCTTTTTACGACTCTGTTTTAAAATTTTCAAAAAATTCAGTTAGTCCACTTCTTATAAATCCCAATATTTTGAACGAATTAGAGCAATCCGAAGTATGACAATTAAAAATGAGTGTCTTATATAGTAGGTATTGTTATGCTTAATGAAGTAGTTAGTTATTCAGATAAGGAATTTATGTCAATGAGAAAAATTGGCAAAGATCCTTTATTGAAAAGCAAACGCAATGAGGAGTACCAATTAAGGAAATTATTACCTAAAGATATATTAAAAAAATTTAAAAGGAAATAGTTATGTCTTGTTGTGGTGGAATGTCCGATGCTCCTGCAAGTAGCACTTCTGGAGGTCCAACTCCAAACTCAAATGTAGGCACTTTTAATCAAAATTCAATGGCTGGTGGCGATTGGAAAAATTGGTTATTACTGGCTGGTGTTGGTGTTGGTGGCTTTATAGCTGGTAAGAAAATGAAAAAGAAAAGAAAATAATGTATAGAGATGCAAATAATATCTCAATGGGATTGTCGGACAAAGTAGTTCCTCCTTTGGAGCAAGATTTCTGGCAACAAACTCTTTTTTTTTGGGGAGTAATTGCAAATTCTTACTACGAAAGAACAATTGCTCATCTGGTTACTGCTTTAAATTGGAATGATGGGATCTGGAATTGGGTATCTGGATCAATCGATTGGCGAGAAGTAGCATCGATTGTAAATACTTATGGAAATTTAGTAGTAAAAAAAGAAATTCCTATTTATGATTTAAGCAAATTGACTAAAGAGCAACAAAGTAATGTTGTAGATAAAGTAAGTCAAGGAAGTGGATTTAATCCAAAATTGACAAAAAGAGTTTTGGATCAATTGTATTATTATACAAAAGATGGAACTATAAAATTTGACGGAATATTAAGACCATCAAATAATTCATTGTATTTAAAAAACAACTCTATTCCAGATGAATACAAAAATAGTTCAAAAAGTCAAGATCCAGATTCAAATTTATTTTCGGCAATTGGATTGCCAACTTGGACTGGAAAAGCAATAGTAATTACTGCATTTGTAGGATTAGGAGTTTATGCCTTAACTCAAATAAATACTTCTGCGAAAATTTTAAAAGGTTAAGAAAATGACTGAATTAACAAAAAATCAAAAAATTGCTTATTCAACAGTTGCTACTGGAATTGGTGGTGTTGCTTCTCATTATGGAATTAAGAATTGGAAAAAAAATGGTTGGTGGAAGACGTTGGCAGTTTTAGGAATTATGCAAACAACTGGAGGGCTTTATACATTTGCAACGACTGTAACTGCTCCGAATAATCAACTTGCTAAATAATGAAGTCAAAATCAAGAAATATAACTGCTAAAAATCACGATGGATTGATTGATCAAATAATTAGAGAAATATATTCTATTGATCAAGTGGCTACAAACAATCCAATAGTAAAAAAAAAAGCTAACGAGTTGAGAGGCAGTTCAAGATCTGATACAATTAAAAAGTGCTTTGATTATGTTTGGAAGTCTGTAAGTTTTTGTGATGATCCTAAAGGAATGGAGCATATTACGTCGCCTTGGCTCTTAATATCAGGGCAGAAAACTTGTGAAGATTGTGAAAGTATGGTTTTACTTATTTCTTCATTATTAAGAATTAATGGAATTACGACAAGATATAAAGTGATTTCTTGGAAAGATCCAAAAGATTTGAGATTTACTCATATTGTTTTGGAAGCAAAAGATGGAAGTAGATGGATTGTTTTAGATCCGACAATGAAAAGTGCTGGTTTTAATCACACAGTAAAAGCAAATAGAACAAAATTATATAGGTCGCCAATGCCAGAATTAGAATTAAAAACTTTGTCAGATAAACCTTGTGCTTGTAAAGGGTCTTGTAATAGATGCTCTGGATTAAGGAAAGGTATGCCTGAAATTAATATAAATATTGGAAATCAACACTCAAATAGTCAGTCTGGAAGTAATAATATTGATGTAACTCAAAGATTATTGCACCAATTAGGTGTAAAAAATCCAAATGAAAATGTTGTTGTTGATGAAGTTCTTGAAAAAGATAAAATCACTTTGCCAGATGCAGTAAATGGACGAGGTCATAAGCAATTATATTCAACAATTACTGCTGGAGAAAAAATTTACAAGTACCCTGAAAGGTATTAAAAAATGAAAAACATTCAACATTGGTCGGCTTTAAAAGAATTGCACGTTTGTTATGATATAACGACTGCAAATTCTTCGGCTTTGATAAATGGATCGGCTCTTTTTTATAATGAAAAAACGGATAATTTAAAAAGCCCAACTGGTTTTGGAATGTTTAAAGATAAAGTTGGAAATTTAATTGTAGTTGCTGATGAAAATACTAAACAATCAAAAACTTTGCTTAAAGGAGAATTGTTAGGTTTTAATAGCTCAAAAGAATTATGGTCAAACTGCCCTATTATTCAAGTTGGTCAAACAATTAGAAATATTTGGGGAAATAACAACAATACAAGGACAGACAGGGCAAAATTGATTAATAAAGGTGTTGTGAGTGGTGGATATTTTGGAAATTGGAAATTTAGAAAGCCAGATTATAATAAAAATTTCTTTGAAGTTCTTGAAAAAATTGAAAATAATAGAGAAAAGCACGACAATCCAATAATTATTTATTGGAGTTATTCGGAAGCAAATTCATTAACAGATGTGCTTGGCTATGCTTTAGCAATTGCGAGTTCCTTTGCAGGACCTTTGAATATTGATCCAAAGTTTATCGAACAAGCTGGAACGTTAATAAAAATTTGGTCAAAAGGCGACAAAACTGCTCAAAACAATAATATTTTTAAATCTTTGGCAATGACTTCTGAAATATTGTTGCCTGAATGGACGAAAGGAGCTACTGCAAAGTGGGGTAAAATTAAAAACGATATTACTGGAAAGTTGGAAGATGGTTGGATTTTTGGAAAATATATTGATCAAGCAAAAACTGGTTATGAGTCGATCCAACAAAATTTTGCTGGAAATTTAGTAACTCAATTTTCATCAATTACTGGAGTAGATAAAGCAGAAACTATAAAGTTCTTAAATAATATTGCTTCTGGAAAATTTGATCAAGTAGTTGATTTAAGAAAAATCAATGGATCTTTAGCAAATGCAAATAAGACTTTTTCTGGTGTGGTTAGTTCTTATACAAATGAAATCTTAAAAAGAAAAATGACTGGGCGATCTGGAGGAGAAAATTTACTTTCAGAACTTTCAGAAAGCATTTCGGTTTATCAAGTTCCTGCAATAAATAATTTATTTCAGTCTGGAAGTGCTGGAACAATTTTGCAAGGTGTGATTGGAGTAGATAAACTAATTCCAGAAATAATAAAACGTGAAATATCTGACAATAGATTGACACAAAATAATTTAGTGGGATTAATAGCTTCATCATTTGGCTATGTTGGTCCAGAAGATAATTTTGATGAAATGACTTTAAGTGCTTTGATAAAACAAGCATCTAAATATGCCAGTAACAAAATTCCTTTTGTTCTTCCAGACACAATTCCAATTGGCAAAAGAGAAAAATTTGCAATTGAAATTAAGAAGTCAGTTGGTGCTGATGTAATTGGTTATCAAGATAATTGGGATTATGACACAAATTTAAGAAAAATGATGCCTCTGGGGATTGCAGTAGCAGTTGGTGGAGGTATATGGTATGCAAAGAAAAATAAACTTTTTTAAAATTAGGTAGAAAAATGGCAAAAGCAAAAACTACAAAAAAAGCAGAAATAAATTCTGTTTATACTTTGAAAGCTGATCCAACTTATAATGAGTTCTGGTCAATTTTTAAAGGTAAGAAAAGAATATTTCGCAAGAGATCAAAAGAAACTTGCGAAGCAATCTTGAGTAGATTACAAGCTAAAGAGTTGGCTAAATTAGGGTAAAAGATGGAATCATATTCAGACTTGCCGAAACTAACTCAACAAATTGTAAAAGAGGAAGTTTTCAAAGAAGTACGCAATCTTGACTTAAAAAAAGTGGCTTCTCAACTGGTAATGGGTAAAACTAATGCGTTGGAAGATGCAATGTTTTCGGCAGTTGGAAAATCGACTATTCGAGTTTGTGGAACTGGAGCTAAATATGAATTAGGTTCGTATTTGAAAGAGTATGCACCTTATTTAATTGGGCTTGGCATAGCGACTTTAGGATATTTTGCTTATCAAAAAGAATGGAATAAATAATGGGTAACACTCCAAACGAAAATTGGAATTTATTAATTACTGGTCAATCTGATCAGTTTATTAATGGTATGTGGGATGCTTTGGGCTTATCCACTTACTATAATGCTAATAATTATCCATTTTCAACTGGTGGCTATTTTCTTGACAGAAAAAACAACTCTAAATGGATCAATACTCAATTTTTAAATAAATACGATAGCAAAACAACTAAAATTCTTGACAAATGGACTATGACAATAAAAGTAGTTCCATCAATAAATGTAGTAAAAGGCAGTTCAAGAGATACTTTTATTTACGACATAATTTATTTTGCCTTTTCAAATGTTCTTACTGGTGGTGTTTTCTTTGCCGAAAGGAAAATCAAGTTAAAAAATGTTAATGTTAGATTTAGAAAAGCAAGTAATGGAGCTGAAATATTTGATACTTGGGGAAGATTTACAACAAAATCAACAACATTAAATTCAGTTGATTTTTCAAATGGTAATATTTCAAATTGGATAAAAAGCTATTCAAATAATGCAATTTATAATTTAGTTCCAACTTTAGAGCCAAAGAAAATGGGATTAATTGTTGATCCTGCAACTGCTTTAATCGGTGTTGGTGTCGGTACAAAATTAGGATTAAATATTCCAACAGGTGTTAAAAATATCAATGATGTATCGGCATATTCTGGTAGATGGACTAATTTACTTGGTGGACTGATTTATAAATTTACTCCACAAGTTATGAGTTATATGCGAGTAGGCACTCCTACTTCAAACTTGGGAGATTTTATCAAAGAGATGCAATCTTACAATGGTATTAAAAATGTAAAAACTCTTTTTTTTAAAAATGCTCTTTGGGATGGAGAATATAAGATTACAACTGAAAATGGGATTGAGTTAAAAGACAGATTTTTTACTCCGTTAAAAAACAGTACTAATGCTACAATTATGCAAGTGTTTGATTATTCTCTGGATAATAAGACTTATGCTATTGACCAAATCAATACTGAAATAGTTATTTATCCAATCAAAATTGAAAAAATCACAAATAATGTAAATACTGGTGGTGGAAGTTCTAACAATTCAAATACTGGTGGCAATAGCTCAACTGGTGGTGGCACTCAAGGAGGTAGTGCAGGAGGCAACTCCTCAAATCCCTCTGGTACTGGTGGGTCTTCTAATTCTGGGAGCAGTAGCTCTCAAGGAAATGACTTGATAAGGAGATTTGATGCAATGAAGTCTGGGCTTTGGCAAAAATTAAAGCAAAGTTATGTTGATGGTAAAGATTATTACACAGATCCAGATGGGAATGTTTATGAAATTATATTGCTGAATGGTACTGATTATTTGAGAAAAGTTAATAAAAGTTCTTTGACAAAAAATAAAATTGATGTTACTGGCAAAAAATTTGATTGTGGCGAATTGGCTTTTTGCAACGCAAAATATAAAAATTGCCCTCAAGCAATTTATTTACCAGAAGATTATGTTGATTACAACGCAATGGCAAAAGATTTTGGTGGATCTTATATTGTGGATGGAGATTATATCCAATTTGCAAATGGTAAAATTTTTAAAAATGTTGGGCTAACAAGACCAATACTTTGTCCAGAGGGTGTTCACACTTCCCCACCGATTGAGAAAGTTAATACTGATGATTTGCCTTGTTGTATTCAAAAATCTGAAAATGGTGGCTTGGTTTATTTCTGGAAAGGAAAAACTTATCCAGCTAAAAAAACAACAGAAAATAAATTTATTGCTGATTTAGGCGAGGGTTGGAGATTTATTGTTGATTGTGTTCCAGTAGAGCCACAAAAAGAGCCAGAACCTTGTGATAATTTTATTAGAGAATTAAGTCAGTTGCAAGAAAAAAATAAAAATTTGCAGAATGAAATTAAAGATTTGCGAAGTCAAAATAATAAAAATTCATCTATGACAGAGGAACTTGAAAGATTAAGATCTGAAAATCTAAAATATGAAAATGATCTGATTAAAAATTTTAGTCCTGAAAGAGAAAATGAATTAAAATCGGCTTTGACTGATGCAAAACAAAGAGAAAAAGAATTAAGAGAGGAAATTAATTTTTTAAAAAACAATGATAATGTGGGCTATGAAAATCATTGCAATTATTGTTGTGAATGTGAGTATGAAAGAAATTGTTGTGAGTATTAACAAATTTAAAAGGAAAACGCTATGTATGTAAGTGGTACAAGTGCAATTCCAAAATCAATTTCGCTTTCTGATGGTGGAATACTTGATGTCTGGTTAGACAAAGGCAGGGATTTAATCAACAAAAAAAACAAAGAAATTGACGAGGGAATTGAAAAAGTAGAGGAACAGATCAAAGAGGTTGTTCCAGAAGTAGATAAGGAAAAAGAGGGAATTGTAACGAAAGTTAAGAGAAAATTCAATGACGCTGATCCATTATTAATTGGTGGAATTGGTGCTGGAGCTTCTTGGATGATTTTCAAAACTGGACCTTTGACAACTGCAATTGTAGGTGGATTGTGTTATTTAGGGAAAATGCAATTAGACAAATCTGGTGGTTTATCTGATTCATTTGCTCAAAGTGAAATGATCCAAGACTCGAGAACACCGAATGGAACTGTTCTTTATAAAAACAAGAATAACGGAAGACTTTACTCAATAACTGGATATGACAATATGGGAGTTCCAGTTTATACTCAATATTCATAAGGAAATAGGAGATTTTTATGTTAAAAGCATTGACAAACGGACTATCTGAAATATTCAAAGGTCCAACATTAAAAACAGTTGCTCAATCTATTGGGGCAGTTCTGGTAAGTAAAAACTTGGCTGGAATTACTCAATATGGATTAAGCAAAGCTGGTCAAAATGTAGATTTATCTGGTCCTATTCCTGCCCTTTCATCTGCAATTTTAGTTTCGGCAGTTTGCTATGGGAAAGGTTGGAAAACTGCTGGGACAACTACATTAGCATTTGCTGGTGGAGAGCAAATTTTACACTACTGGAATAAAACTTTGGCAAGTTCATTGAATCAGCCATTAGTTCTTCCTGCAATCGCTGGATCATCTTCTTTGGCAGATGGAATTTATAGTGCTACTCCGACTATGTCTGATGGTCAAGAAGTGGTACAAGTTCCAAACGAGCAAGGTATTATGATCCCAACAACTGTACAAAGTGATAATTCGGCTGGAATGAGTGATTATGCAAGTAATCTTTCAAAATTTAGACAAAATAGTCAATTTAAAACAACTCCAACTATGTCTGATGGAATGGAATGGATGGATACAGATGTTTATTCAAGATTTAATTAATTTTTTTCAATATTAAGGATTTATAGCGATGTCAATAGATCAACAAAGACTTCAACTTCAAGCAGTTGGAGCGCCAAAAATGGACGACAACTATGTCGTAGTACCGAAGACGGTAAGAGATACAATTTTTGTGGATGGTGGAGCTTCTTTTGAGCCAAGCAATCAATTATTTACTTCTGCAAGTAAAAATGATGCTTATAAAACACCCGGATTTCCGTCAAACTCACAAGCGTTTAGTATTCAAGGAATTAACATTAAACCTTATGTGTTATTCTCGACTACTGATTCAACTGATGAAGCATCTGCAAGACAAACTTATGCTTCTTTCTTGGAAAATGCTTATGTAAGATTACAAGTTGAAGGATCTGAAATCTTAAATGAGCCACTTTCAAATTTAGTACCTTTTTATTCTGTGGTAGAAGCATCTGCAACAGACGAAGCAGCAGCTTGGACTAAAGTGGAAAGAAGAAACGCTGATCAAGGTTATAAATTACCAGAGCCAATTGTTTTAGGTGCTGGAACTACATTCCAATTCCAATTCAATGTTAATGGTACATTTACAACAGAAGCAGTTGGAACTACTAACTTTATGACTTGGCCAAATTCTGGTCTATCGTCTTCAAAAGGTTATGGAGTTATCTTTGATTTGAAAACACTTCAAATTAGAGAAAGAAGATAAAAAATAGGGTATTCGAGAGGGTCAGACTGCAACTCTGATTCCTCTCTCCTACCCCTTTTGTTTGCAACTAACAAACTAATAGTAACACTATTATATTAAAAAAATATTATGAGCAAATTGAAATTAAATTTTGCAGATTATTCCGAAGCATTAGATTGGGTTGAGTTAAAAGCAAAAAACTTTAAATCTTTAAATGAATTTTATGCATCTGATGAATACAAATCGGCATATCCATTAATTCGAAAAATGTATGAAGTTGAACGAGCTAATTTTGTAAAAAAAGCAAAGACGGAACTAAAAAAAGCAAAATTAAAAATTTCAGATAAGGTAATGTATGACTTTGTAAGCCCATTTTTTAATGTTACTCAATATACTGGAACAATTGTAGAAAGAAATGGCATCCCCTATGTAAAGTTAGATGCAGGACAAAAAACAATGTCTGGTAAAAAATCGGTAAGATGGCATAAGGGCTTTGTAAAAATTAAATAAATAAAAAATTGTAAAAAAATCTGAAATAGGATATTTAAAATGAAATTAGAAAATATAAATGATATTATTAAAAACCTTAATAATATGCAAATGTACCACTACAATAAGACTGGTACAATCTCATCTGGAAATACTACTACTTCCTTAACTTTCAAAACAGACAATATGGACCTATGGTGCATAATGCCTTATGTTGCCCTAACAAATGCAAATGGTCAAGCAATCGACGAATCTGAAATTGATAGAAATTTAATCAAAATGAATATTAAAGTATTAAATGGAAATAATCTTTTCGGAGATTATAATTTCACTTTAGAAAGTTTCAATGAAATGTATTTGTCAGAGCAATTTCAGGGCTTTTTAGTTGAGGGAAATTCCACTTATGAAATTACCTTTACTGGATTGAATATTCCAGCTTCAACAAATGTAGATATGCCTTATTCAGTTTCTTTTAACTTTGTTGGCTATCAATTAGGATTTCCAGCAAACGCAGGTTGGAACGCACAAAGACAAAAATTAGATTTTAGATATGGTCAAATAAGACAATATTCTATTTCTGCAAAGTCTGGCAATTCAACTGCTGATCAAAACACAATTAGAACTACTTTGCAAGGTCAAATAATTGACACAATGAGAGTTGATGTTATTGATGCAAATGGTAAAGTAATCACAGAAAAAGATATACAAGATGAATTTGTAATTAATTTTAAATACAATCAAAATCAAATTATGTTTAATAATATGCCTTTGCGAGTATTCAATAAAATTACAAGATCCAAAAGATTTAGAAGACTTTATTTAGATGCCAATACTGATTATACAATTGATGTACTGGGAACTTCAAACACAAATTATTCTGCTCAAAGATTAGCTTTTGACGCTATGACTGCCGATTTTGTAGTTGGCGACACAATTACTGGTGGAACTTCATCGGCAACTGGTGTAATAGTTGAAAAAGTAGGTACTGGTGCAACTGGATATTTTATTTTAAAGTCAGTAACTGGAACTTTTCAAGACAATGAAACAATTACTGGAGCAATTCAAGGATCTGCAACTGCTGATGGTATTTTATCAACTTCCTTGAATGTTTATCCATTGACATTTAACTTCAAATTTGATGGTTATCAAATGGGAGTAGCTCCAAATGTTCGATAATAATACGCCAATTTATTTAAGTGGAATGCGTGAAAAGTACCCAAATACTTTTTATGCCACTTATTTAACATCAAAATCTGGAGTAACAATTACAGATGCTGATAATGGCTTAATTGCTTACTTACAAGCTATGGCAGATGCCACAACAAGCCCAGAAGTAAGAAGTTTAACTCCTTTTTCAGATCTAACTCCATTGAAATCTAAAAACTGCTTATTTGTGCATCAAGTTAGCTTTTTTGCTTTTGATCCAACGATTGCTGGTTTATCTGCAACTGCTGATGTAATTATAGGATCTCAATTAATTGATGGAACGACTGTAACAAGGTCATATCCACAATCAAATTACTTGAATGGTGCTATGCCAGTGGTTTTCCAGCCAAATTTTTTCCGTCCTGCGATTACAATTGATGGAGAATTAATCAATCAAGGGTTTATCAATGGTCCTGCTGGATCTGAAAGCAATAAAGGTTTTAAATCACTTGGTATTCCAATGAATACTTGCATAAATGTAGGAAAAGAAGTAGAAAGAGTAAGCAATATTGAAATTTCAACTGCATTTGCTCAATACGTTTCAGAAGAAAGTACATATCAAAATTATCCAGTTCAAGCAATAGTTGAATTTTGGGTTTAAAATTTAAAGAGAGGAAAAATTATTATGACAAAATTTGAAAAAAATAAAAATTACAAAATTGGAAAAGTTGATCCAAAAGAAAGCCAGAATGATGCAATAGTCTGGAAAGGTCGTCCAACTTCACTTCCATCTGAAATATTAATTTCGCAATGTGATGGTACTTTTGAAGATTGGGTAATGAATGGAGATCACAATTTTAAACAAGGAACTTTACTTCATTTGTGCAAAATCGAAGACGGTGTGGATGTTTATGTAACTGAAATGACTGTACCAGCAAGAAATGAAGATAGTGTTGATAGTTTGGCAGACAATCCAAATTATGATTTTTTTGCTCCAAATCCAGCACAAAATTTTTATTCAGATCGTGCAATGAAAAGAGAAATGGAAGCTCAAAATAATAAAGTAATAGAAGTATTAGAAAATCAATTACATTCAGCAAATGATGAAATAAGAAGACTTAATGATGAAATAGCAAGGTTAAAAAAAGAAAGTGAATCTGGACTTTCAGACAATATTTTAAATAGAGTTTCCAGAGAAGAATCTGAAAAAAGATGGAATTGGGAAAAAGAAAATCTAAATGAAAAGATCAATTCTTTATCACAAAGAGTGAAAGAACTTGAAAAAGAAAATAAGGGCTTGTCTGATGAGGTAATTCCACAACAACAACAAGCAATGTTTAGTTTGGTGGCTCAAGTACTGCCACAACTTCCGTCAATTTGGGCGAGTTTCAAAAATGCTGGTCAATCCCCTGCTCCTCAAATGGTGCAAGCACAACAAGCTCCAAATCAAACAATTCCAGATTCAGATTTAGATGGAGTTCCAAATGGTTAAAATAGCAAAAGACACACCGAAAGAATTGATTAATCTTGGAAAAAGATTACAATTCGCAGGAACAAAAGATGATGTTCTGGCAAAAGTGAAAGATTTAAAAAATATTGCAGTTAATTATGTTCCAATTAGGACTACGACTCCAGTATATATGGATTTTAATATTAATGCAAAGTTCCAGCCACTTGCTAATTTAATTTCAAAATTAGACTTTAGCAAGGTAAATAAAACTTTAAGATCAATAGGACTTACTTACATTGAAAATTATTTGAATAAACAAGGATTTTTAAAATGAAAAAAAGATATTATTATAAAATAGATAAAAAAACTAAAAGAAAATACGGTGGTTTTAACGTTGTTGCAAGTGTTTATGCCATAAGAAATGGGGAAATTAAAAGATTAGGCACTACAAAATGGAATACTAGTATGAGTAAAGGGGAATATTCCGAAGTTTATGATTTTTTAAAAAGCAAAAAGTTGGTAACTGCAAAAGAATACAAAGAAAATAATGGTTATTATATGTATTCTAAATCAAAAATAATCATTGATAGTTTGTAAATAAGAATGGATTTTTAAAATGAACTCAAAAACATTATTAGGACTTGGTGCTATCGGTGGAGCAGTTTATCTTGCCACCAGCAAAAAAGCTCAATCAAAAGTAAAAAAAACTACTGGATTGAGTGATAGCACTAAAGATCCAGCTAAAATAAAGAAATTAAGAGAAATTGTAAAAGAGCATCAATATAAAAGAATAAGTGGAAAAATCGTAGATGTGCAAACTGCAAATATGATTTTACAAGTTTATGACAATCTTCCAGCTGATAAGAAGAAAGACTATGCGAAAAAATCAATTCCAGAAATGGCACGAACTGGATGGAGTATTTTAAGCAAATCTCAATCTGGATTGAGTGGTGGAGAATATAAAAAATATGGAGATGGCAAATGGGAATATTTAGTCAAAGCATATAGTAAAGGAAAAGTATGGTATTATCATTTAACACCAACAAAAAAATATGCAGAGGAAATAAAAAAAGACTTTCTCTCACGATCTGAAATTGACAAAGTAACAATAAAAAAACAAAAGTGGAATACTGGGGTATAAAATGATCAACTACATCAAAAAATATTGGCAATGGATTGTTTTGTTGTTAGGAACTCTAACAATACAATTTTTAGCACCAGACACTAAAATACTGACAATCATTAGTTTGATTGTACTTTTATTTGTTGTATGGTATAGATTGACTATTGAATCAATAAAATTCTTTGCTGAAAATAAAGCAATAAGAAGAATTTTTGCTGGATCTGATGATGAATTTTCAGTTATGGAAAGATTAGGACAAACTCAATTTTTAGGGGATATTGCGAAGTCAATTGCAATGATCATTGGAGCAATTATTTTAGGAGTTTATGTAATTTTAGTATGATTTTACTTATTTACATATTGACTTTATTTTCTTTCTCTCAAGAGAAATTTATGGTAATGACAAGTTCGGAGCAACTCCTCTCTGCTTCTGAACGTTATTGTCTTTCGGTAATCGGCACTATCGAAGCCACTGGCAATAACGATGGTGTCATTATCGAAAATATTATTAAAACTGGAGGAGGTTTAAAGGGCTATCCATATTGTTATTACTATCAATATTGGGCTTATGAGATGGCTACTCAAGAAATCAATAAAACTGCTTGTACAAAAGTAAAAAATCCAATGGTTAAGTCTGGATCAAGTCAAGCAATGTTTAATTATGCTAAAAAATTGAATAAGAAAGTTCCATACGAAGTTAAAAAACACGATTTAATTGTTTGGAAATCTGCAAAAAGCTGGTCAGGTCATATTGAAAGAGTGAAAGAAGTTTTAGGTGGTGGTTATGTGATGACTTATGCTGGAAACACAAACAATGGATTGAGTGGATCGCAAAGAGAGGGCAATGGAATTTTTATAAGAAAGAGGAATATTAATCATCCACTTTCAAGAATATTAAAAATAAGAGGTTTAGTCGGTTATGAATGGTTGTAGTATAATTAATGTCTTTACCCAAAATGGATTGACAAATTCAGGTGGTGGTGGAGGTGTTTCAGATGGAAAAGTTAAAGTTGATGTCCTTGCAACTGCTGATTATCTTGGTGCAACTGGCTCGACTGGAGCTTTGAGAGTAGATTCCACTTTCGACTATGTTGATGGTGGAAATTTCGTTACTTTGGGCTTGGCTGATAATTCTGTAACTACTGCAAAACTTGTTGATTTGAATGTAACTACTGGAAAATTAGCTGATACTTCAGTAACAACTGCTAAAATATTAAATAGTAATGTAACACTTGGTAAAATCGAAGATATTGCTACAAACCATTTTTTAGGAAGGCACGCAGGTGGGTCTGGTGCAGTTCAACAAGTTTCAGCAAGTCAAGCAAGGACTATTTTAAATGTAGAAGATGGAGCTGATGTAACAGATAATGCAAATGTAATAACTGCTTTAAATAATATTGCTGGAGTTTCAGAGGGTGATGTATTATATTTTAATGGAACTGATTGGGTAAGATTAGCACGTGGAACTGATGGACAAGTTTTAACAGCAACTGCAACTACAGTTAATTGGGAAAATGCATCAAGTGGGTTTGCAGATCCAATGACTACGGAGGGAGATATTATTTATCGTTCTGCAGGTGGTACAACACGTTTAGCAGTTGGAACAAATGGACAAGTATTAAAGAGCAACGGAACAACAATTAGTTGGCAAAATGAAAGCAGTGGTGGTGCTACGTGGACGACTGCAACAGCTTCAACTTCTTTAGCTAATAGTATTGATTTATCTGTTAATTATTATGTAGAAGTTGCAGGCGATGCTGATTTTAATTTAACAGCAGTAGATCCAACAGATTTACAAACAGGAATTAGACATTTATTAGTATTTATTCCAAGTGGTGCAACAAGAACAGTAACAAACGGATTAACTTCAATGGATAACTTTGGAGGTGCAATTCCAGTTACTACATCTGAACGTTTAGTATTGGAAATATTTAAAGATGATACAGGTAATATTAATATAGCTGGAAGTGTAGTGTCGTGATAGGTCGTAGTTATATAAAAAGAAAAAAAATATATTTTAAATTAGACAATAGTTCGTCAGATAGTTCTATTAATAATATTGCGGTTACTGCCAATTCATTAACTTACGGTGTAAATGAATTTAATCAAAGTAACAGTGCAGGCTCTTTTAATGGCACTTCGACTAGAATTAATTTTAATAACACAACCGACGATTTTTTTAAAACTAACTTTTCTTTTATATATTGGATAAAACCAACATCGTCTTCCACTTTTTACAGACCATTTAATTCAGACAGCGGAGGGGCATCAAACACGGCTCCTTGGTTTCGAACGTCCTTAGCATCATCGCAATATTATTTTGGTATTGGTTCTAATGATTTTAATATCGGTATTACTGGTGGGACAGTTGATACAAATTGGAACTCGTTCGGAGGTATATGTTCAGGTAATGGAACGACCTCAAATATAGAAGCGTTTGTAAACGGCTCTTCAATAGGAACAGCAAGCGGAACTCATAGAAATATAAATAGTAATAAATATGTAAGTATTGGGGTTTTAAGATACCAACCAAGTACGTATTTAAACTATTATTCAGGATTAATGGATAATATAATTGCTTACGATATAGCAATTCCAAAGGGAGCTTTAAAAATATTAAATAATGAAAAAGGAAGAATAGGTTTACCTAAAAAACTATTATTAGATAATTATTCAGGTAGTGCAGTTGCTTATTCATTAAGAAAGTTAAGATATAATTATTCAGGTTCAACAATAAGAGTAAGACGTGCAAGTGATAATGCAGAGCAAGATATTGGATTTGTTAGTAATGAATTAGATACGACTTCATTAGCAAGTTTTTGCAGTGGAACAAATGGTTTTGTAACGACTTGGTACGACCAAAGTGGAAACAATAGAAATGCTACTCAATCCACTACTGCAAATCAACCTAAAATTTATGATAGTTCGACAGGTGTTTTATTAGAAAACGGAAAGCCGACTTTACAATTCGACGGCTCTAATGATAGTTTAGGGTTAGGGACTGCAATAACAAAGCCAGCTAGATATTCTATTTTTCAAACATTAAAAGCATCAGCTACAGGAGTTACATATAATGTTTCAGGTTCTGTAGCAAGTAGTGGTGCGGCTTTAACAGGGTGGGGTGGTTTTAGATTTAATACATCTAATAAAAACAGCACATATTGGGGAGATGGTAGTTCTTATAGGATATACGAAACGAGTTCGACTTCGCAAGATACTAACCAAAATATATATAATATTTTATATGATAGTGGGTTAAATATTTACATTTATAAAAACAATAGTTCATTAACTCTTAATCTAGTTGGTGGTTCAGCTACGACTTCTGCAGGGACTACGTATGGATATAGCATAGGTTTAATCGGAGAATTAACCAGCGGGTATTTTAATGGCAATATTCAAGAACATATTATTTATACTTCTTACGAGGGTGCTAATGTGAACGGAATAAATACTAATATAAATTCATATTACGGAGTTTATTAATGTTGGGATATACATATCAAACTGAACAAGAGGCAATTAATGCAAGGCAACAATGTGCCGATTATAAAGGTTTGCCAGTGCCGAATGGAACTTCTATTTATTGGGTTAATTATAGCTTTAGTCAAATAGATAACTTCTATTACATTATTTATGATGAGGGTGTAGAAGTAGTATTAGGTGAGCCGATTACATTTGAAATAATTACAGAGGAAATATTATGATTTTTGATAATATATTAAATATTTACACAACAACACCAATAAATCAAATACCAGAAAATGAAAGAGGTGTTAGGTATATCGAATTGACTGCTGAACAAGTTGAAAGGTATAATAATTGGGTTTCTAATATCGGTGGGTCTGTTCCTAATAATTGGATATTAACAGGTGAAGGCATAGACTATAATTCTGTATTAACAGAAAAGCAATTAAAAGAGGCAAAAAACTCTAAATTATCCGAGTTACAAGCTAATTATCAAAGTAAATTAGATGAAGGCTATACTTATAATTTATTTACTTTTAATTTAGATGAAAACACAAAAGGTAATATAGGCGATTGGATTAGTTTAAACACTATTTCAGGTGGTGCAATAACAGATTATTATATAACAGATAGTTCTAATAATCAAAGGCAATTTACAGCTCAACAATTTGCAGAGTTTGGAGTAGGTTTTGGAACTGTTTATGCTACTTTGAAAAGTGCTTTTTCTAACAAAAGAAATGCAATAAATAATTCAACAACAATAGAAGAACTAAATTCTATAAATATTGCTGATTTTAATGTTGAGGAATGATAACTATATGGCTGATCAAACAAGTTTATTAAAAGATGCTTTTTTTTGGGCAATTGGAATATTACAAGTCATAATTCTTGGAATTGGAACTTGGTTAATTCAAGGAAAAACAAAAGCCGAAACAGATATAAATGCAATGAAAACTGATATTGCACTTATAAAACAAGATATAATCTCAAAAAAAGATGAGTTAAAAAAAGTAGATGATAAACTTGACAAAATAGAGCAATTATTAATTAAAATTCAATTGAAATTAGGTGTAAATAACGACGAATGACAGAGAAACAAGTACATAGTTTAGCCCTCCAAACTGCAAATTGGATGAAGCAAAATAAATATAATTGGGTTGATCCTTATAAAATTGCTGATATTGTTACTGCTATTTGCTTTGTGGAATCAACTTACAATCCAAAGGCAAAAAATACTCGTAGTTCGGCAAAGGGTCTTATGCAAATGACTGATCCAGCTAAAAAAGATGCTGAAAGGTGGCTCAGACTTCCAACTGCCTCGACTAATGAAATGTACAATCCAGTTTATAACTTAAAATTGGGTACTATGTATTTTTTGCATCAATACAAAAGATATAACTTTGATTTGAAAAAGTCAGTAATTGCATATAATCAAGGACATTACAATCCAAATGCTGATGGATTGGATTACTGGGCAAAATTTCAGAAAGCATACAGACAAAGATCTCCACAAGTGGCAAGTTTCAATCCACTTCTGGCGATTTTACTCGTTGGTGGTGCAATTGGAACTTGGTGGTATTATAGAAAGTAATTTTTTTTAATTTTTTAAAGAGAGGAATTTATGTCTAATAAACAAAAAATAACAAAAATCGAAAATCCAACAATGAATGAAGCAAGAGCAAAAGAAATCTTGGAACAAGCTGAAAAGCAAAAACAAGAAAAATTGCAGTCAGTAATGACACAAATTAATGATATAATTGATCAGTCAGGAACAAGATTAGGAACAATCCTCACAAAAAGCTCTTGGCTACAATTAGGAGAAAGATTTTTGAATGGAGAGGAACAAATTATATTGCAATCAAATTTGTTTATAAAGTAATAGGAGGCAATAATGCCAAAGAAAAGAAAAAAAAGAGTGTCGGCAGTTTGCGAAGTCGCTGGTAGAAGTTTAGTTAAAACTGGTAATCCATATTCTGCCAAACAACTTTCAAAATGTGGATGGAGAAAAAAAGGTGCAAAAGCTCAAAGAAGTTCTGCAATGAAAAAAGCGTGGAACACTTCTCCAAAATTGAGAGCAAGAAAATTAAAAGCAAGATTAAAAAGGAAATAAAAAATGGTGGATTTTTTAGAAGAATTAGTAAATGATTACAACAAAAAACTTCATAAACTTTCGGAAAATGAAGCTAAAGAAATAAAAAATGAGATTTTATCCATTGCCAAAGACTTGGAAGTGGATATTTCTCGTTTATTTGCTGATTTTGACAAAAAATCTGCCACTCCTCAAAAAAACGACGCACAGAAAAGTCCTACAAAAAGAGTTTCGAGGGTAAAACGTCCTGCAAGTCTAAAAAAAGAAAAGACTGCTCCAGAGCCAAAAAAAGTCGAAAAAAAAGCAAGTGGGGGAAAAGAAAGATCTACAAATATAAAACCTATTAGAAAGTTAGGCACTGGGAGTAATGTTTATTTTGAAAGTAAAAAATATAGAGTGAATGAGGACACTTATGGGAATGGTCAATATGTTTTGAATATTACAGAATATAATCAAACTATTCCAAGCCATAACATTAAATTTAAAAACTTGAAAGATGCTATTAAAGTGGCTAAAGAATTGGAGTATGAATATCCTTTTGGGGTACGTTCAAATTTTAATTACGAAGATTTTTATAATACATATATTCTTAAAATTCGTAAGCCATCACCAGAGCCAAAGAAAGTGGAGAAAAAAGCAAGTGAAGAAAAAGAAAGAAAAATTGATGTTAGTGGGATAATTACATTTTCTGAATATGAAAAAGCATCCAAAGGTTATGGATCGGACAAACTACCAAAAGAATTTAAAATTTTAGAATATTCTGTGACGATGGCAAATAGATTGTGCCAAGATAATAAGAATGTTCTGTCTTGTAATTTAGCATTTGGAGGTTTGAATAATCCAAATGGACCATTTAGAGAGGGAATTACTTATGCCTATTCAAAAAAGAATAGAAATTTAAGTTTATTTAAAACTTTAAAATCTGGTGCATTGAAAATATTAAATATTGTCAAAGATGGTGGATTGCCAGTTGATAATTTTATTGAAATGGTGCAAAGTGCTGAATACCAAGAGCCAAAAAAAGTAGTAAAAAAATCTGCTCCGAAAGGGAAAGTAATTGTTGGAAATAGTGGTATTCTGGAAACTCCATCACAAGAAATTCCAAGTAAATATGTAATTATGGAACTTGATGATGTGATCCAATCACACGACGAAAGGACTTTTGACTGGAATCCTAAATATCCAAAACAATGTCAAGAAAGAGATTACAAAAAATCGGCTGAAAAAGATAAGGTATTAAGTTATTCATCTAATTTCAAGCCATATCATTTTATAAATGATAGTCCAGAAGCAATGACTGGTCCGTCCGTTGTTTCAAAAGATAATGTTGTTTTAGGTGGTAATGGTCGTATAATGATGTTAAAAAGAGTTAAGCTCTTGAACAATTATGACAAATATATTGACTATTTAAAGCCACGACTCCAGATGTTTGGATTTTCAGATAATACCGAATTTAAAAAAATGAAATATCCAGTTTTAGTGAGAATGATTAATGCTGAAATGGATAGATGCAGTTGGTATTCCAGAATTTTAAATGAAACTTTATCCAGAGCCAAAGATCAAAATACAAATAGTTTAAGTTTAGCAAAATCATTAAGCCAAAAAGGATTTGAGGAAATTGCTCAAATATTTGAGGGCGAGGATGATGAAACTTTCAATCAAGTTGTTTCAAAAGACAAAAATCAAAAAGTTGTGATTGATGTCTTGCGAAAAAATGAAATTATTACAAGTTCAAATAGTCCAATTTGGCTGACAAATGACGGAAATCTTACTCCTGCTGGAAAAAATAATTTAGAAAATTTATTACTTGCAAAAATTCTTCCATCCGAAGAATTGATCGAGGGTGCTAAAGATTATACAAATAGAATTTTAAAAGCTATTCCAGTGCTGACTAAAATCCAAACTTTGTCAAAAGAATTTGATTTGTTACCATATTTGAGAGATGTTATCAAGTTTGAAAATATTAGAAGAACGCAAGGGGTATCAATTAAAGAGTTCCTTAATCAAGAAAGTATGTTCGGAAATGCTGAAATGCCTGATAATTTGGTGGCTATGCTTTGGTTGTCATTAAAAAGTGGTGTAAATAAATTTAGAGATATTTTAGAAAGTTATTATGTATCTGCCAGAAATAGCACTCAAGGGGATTCGATGTTTGGCTATGATCAAGAAGTTACTCCAGAAAGTATTTTAAGCACTTTGGTTGCAAATAGAGGTTTATCTGATAGAATAAAATTAAGCACTCGTGTTGTTGATAGTGATGTGATTAAGAAAGGGAATGAAATACACGGATTTACTGGAAAAGATTGTAAATATTATTATGTAGCTGGATCAAAATTCAACAATGGATCAACTTCATTTTTAAAAACTGCTATGAATAGATTGTTGGCTTATAACAGAAAACACTCTGATCCTCAAGCTAAAATCTATAAATTTACAAATAAAAGTAAAGCAAATGCAAAAATGAGAGAACTACTGAAAATGAGTGGTTACTTCTCAAATAAAAGCAAAAATGTACAACTTACACTTGCAAATAAGCCAAAAAGAACTTATAAAAAAACAAGTGGATTGAGCAATAAAGTTGTTAATCATCTGAAAAGTGCTAAACAAGTGGCGACAAGTAAGAAATTAACTTTTTCTCAAAAATTAAGAAAATTACTGGAGTATTAAGAAAATGGATGCAAAAACATTATTAGGAATTGGTGCTATCGGTGGAGCAATCTATCTGGCTACAAGTAAAAAATCAACAACAAAAAAAACAACAAGAAAAAGTACAAAAATCTCAAGAAAAAAACAATGCAGTATTGCTGGATCAAAATTGAGGATTGAACAGACTTCGAGTGCTGGAAAAAAATTAAATAATTGCAAAACTGGTGGCTTGAGTAATGGATTAAGTGGAGTTTATGACAAAGGTATTTTTAAATGTGTTTTTATGGCTGGTGGAACTGGTAGTGGAAAAAGTTATACTGCAAAAGAATTATTAGGAGTTAGATCAAATTCATTTGTTCATAGTGGATTGAAAATAGTCAATTCTGATTTAGCTTTTGAAAGAGGATTAGTTGAAGCCAATATCAATGCAAAAGAATTGGCAAAAATTGAAAAAGAAGATCCTATTTTGTGGGCTAAAATTGGAGCTGGAGAGGACTCAATACGTGGTAGAGCTAAAAAGATAACTAATAAGCAACAAAGTTCTTATGAAGCTGGTAGATTAGGGCTGATTGTGGATGGTACTGGAGATGATTACGATAAAATGTTAAAGAAAAAAATGTTAGCTGAAAAATTAGGTTACGATTGTGCAATGATTTTTGTTAATACTTCATTAGAAGTTTCTTTAAAAAGGAATAGAAATAGATCCAGAAGTTTGCCAGATTCATTAGTTAAGGAAAAATGGTATTCTGCACAAAAAAATATTACTAAATATAAAAAATTATTTGGTGCTAATTTTTATCTTGTGGATCGTAGCTCTGATAGTCCTGCTGATCCAAGAATACAAAAAGCAATTGATAGGTTTATCCAAAAACCTGTTCAAAATCCAATTGGAAAAAGATGGATTGCTAACGAATTGAAAAAGAAAAAAAGAGGTTAAAATGTCATCGACTTTCGGAGAGAGATTAATTTATAATGCAAGTCAATGGAATGGATGTAAAGAGGATAAAAATACTCCGAATAGATCCAAATGTGTTGATAAAATTAAGTCATATTTTGGTGGAGAGCCAACTCCTGATCCTTGGTGTGCTGAATTTGTGTCAATGATTGTTGATGAAACTTGTAAAGATTTCGCAGTTCAAAATCCTTTACCTGCAACAAAATCAACTCACTTATTTTTAGCAAATGCAAAAAAATCTAATATTGCAGTCAATAAAATTGCTACTCAAGGGGCAGTTTTTTTTATTGATTGGGGAAAAAGAGGTGGAACAAAAGGCACTGGACACGTCGGTTTTACAAATTACGTCGAGGGCAGTAAAATTAATACGATTGAGGGAAATTTTGGCGATTCTGTGAATTTCGGCTGGAGAAGTCTGGATCAAATTGATGCTTTTATCCACGTGGAAACTCTGGGAGGCGAAAAAACAATCGGCTCTTTCAATCTGGCAAGTGTTGGCAATGGTGTAAAGGTTGCAACTGGGCTTGTTGCTGGTTATTTAGTTTGGAATCAATTTTTAAAAGGTAAATTTTAAGGTAAGAAAATGGATGCAAAAACATTATTAGGGCTTGGTGCGATTGGAGGAGCAATCTATCTCGCAACAAGCAAAAAAGCTCAAGCAAAAGTGAAAAAAACTACTGGATTGAGTAATAAGCCAAAGAGAAAAAGAAAAGTTGGACTTAATGAGGAAGCTCTGATTTTCAAAAAGACAAAAGACTCTGATTTAAGAATTGGGAAAGAAGTGTTATATCCATCTGTTCACGGAAATATTGATGTTGGTCTTGACACAAATTACAAGAAAGGGAAAATTAAGAAAATTACTAAAGATTATGGAATTAAAGAATATCACGTTGGAAGTGGTCTTTATTTAGCAAAAGATTTAGTTTTAATTAGGAAATAATGAACTTCAACATACTCATAGGATTTTTAACATTGATCATTATAGTATTTTTGATGTCGGCTTATGGTGGCTATCAATATGCTAAATTGACTACTGGTGTGGAATATATTGAAGATATAGACACTTTAATATTGCCAATAATAGTTCCAAATGACACTATCCACGAGTACCACTCAACTACCAAAATTGTTAGTGAAAATTTTGAGGATAGTACTAAAATAAATTTGTTGGTGGATAGTATTTCAGGGCTTTATGCTAAATTAGAGAGCTTGAAAGTCAAGCAAATTGCTATTCTTGACACTATTTTTCCAAAGTCAAAAGACACTCTTTATCTGGAATTTAACAAAGTTACTGA